ATTTTTCTACCTTCAACCTTATAATCGTAATCATAATTTAAAATTGTAACTACTCTCAAACAATCTGCAGGTAATGTAAACTGATATGAAAAACCCCAAGAAGGAGTTTCAGTATCTTTTGCAAGTTCAACTCTTTTAGTTAAACAATTCCAAAGATGAGATCTGAATAAACTATCTCTAACTTGTGTGTATCTTGCGTTGCAAAGTCTTGCATTTTTTGAATCTTCTGTAAGTGTAAGTATAGTTGATGCACCTAGTTGATTTAATGCTCCATTACAAATGTCTACTACTGATGCCATATTACTTCCTTATTATATACTTGCGTCTTATTTGTCTATCTTTTTTTAAAGCAAAAATTTCTTCTATTGTCTTACCTTGTTTTTTGTCAAAACCATAATGATTTTTACCATCATGTTGAAACCTGTCTACTAAAACGTATCTGTAAATATAATTACCTTTCTTTAAATGTACTACAGTTTCTAAAGTTTTTGTTTCTTTTATCATGCACTCTAGGGGGTTTTCACTCTCGCTTCCACCCCCTAAAATTTATTTACTATGCTTCGTGAGCCTGTACTTCTACAACTTTAGCTTCTTCCATTCTAGTCGCACCGAATGCAGCAGAATAGTAAACTTGAGTTGCGTAGCCTTTATCAGATCTCTCATCGATTCTAGCAGTAGAATCTTTACCAACAGCTAATGCAACACCATCAGATACGAAAGCGATACATTTTCTTTTGCTTGAAGCAATAGCTAGTCTGTTAGTTACACAGAAGTTGAAACCTAAGAAAGAATTAACATCACCAGATGCTAATGCTTTTACTGTGTTGAAATCACTTGAAGTCACTTCAGTAGTTCCTAATAGATCAGAGATCTGTTTTGGAGATACAATGATGTGTCTCGTTAGTGAAGGATCAACGTCAGCTAGATCTATGATTTCTTTCGCTTCTCTTAATTTAGCGATAGTTAAACCAGCAGTTCCAGATTCAACGATTTTTTGACCAGCAGGTAAAGCAACAGCAGTACCACCAGCAACACCTGTGTCAGATGAACCGATTGCAGCAGCTATGATAGCATCATCCATTGCTCTACCCATTGCATAAGCAGCAGCTTGTGCATAGCTAGAAGTAGGATCTACTAACATTCTTACTTTATCTAGATCATCAACTAAGTCTGCAAACTCGTAATCAACAAGTGATACACGTCTTCTACTATGTGGTGTATCTGCTTGTGGAGTGTCAGAATGTCTAGTTGTTCTTACTGTAGCAGTAACGCTTCCGATTTGATCGAAGAATGCGTTCTTACCAGTTACAGATTCTAATCTTACTTTATCTCTAAGAAGAGAACCTTTTTGTTGTGATAACATTTGTATGTTTGAACTGTATTGTTCTACAAATGCTTTTGTTATTTCAGTTGACATATTATGTCTCCTATTATTGTTAAGTTAATGTTAAAACAAAACAGAGACGTTATCAGAAATTCTGGCTTCTCTTGGATTTAAAGTCTTTTAGACTACAAGTCTATTCCTTGTTGTCAGTAAGGTTCTTTCGAATTGTCTTACTTTTCTTAGGCGAATTTTCACTCGCCTTAGAAACCCATGTATAATATTTTTCACAGCTTGGCAAGGGATCAGATTTTATTTTTTCTGATCCACTTTCCAATACCATTCTTAATATTTCTAATCTTATCTCTTCTTTATCCATTCATCATTGTTCTCAAAGTAAATACTTGTTGAACTACCTTGTCATGTTCTGGGTGAGCTTTATTCCAATATGGACCATCTTTATCATTAACAAGAGAACTAATCTCACTTTGGTAGTCTCTTCCAGATGTTGAATTATCTTCTCCAGTTCCAATCATTTTATCTTCAGACATAAGATTAGCAATGTTTGCAAAACCTTTAATAACTGCAGGATGATCTCCTAAACGAGTACCATCTTTTAATTGCATATCTAAAATTTCTGGATTCATATTTGCTTTAGCAACTGCTCCAGCTTTTTTAATATTTTCATCAAAAGATCTACCCCATTCTTTTCGAAGTTCAGCTTCTGCATTTGCTTGTGCAGTTTCTGTATCAATTTGTGCTTGTTGTGCAGATCCTTCCATAGAGTTTTTATAATACTCCAAGATACCTTGAGCCTGTTTATTATTTAAACCAAGTTGGTGAGCATTCTCTGCAAACGATTTAATTGTACCTTCATCTAATGGAACTACTTCAGATTTTACATCTAGTTTATATTGATCTGGAGATTCTGGTCTACCTAATTTAGAATATACTTCATTCCATTGATCATCTGTTGAGTTTTGATTTGGTACAGCAACTTTATCTTGACCAATCATTCTAGTTGCGTTGATGTAACTTTTAGCTAACGCATCTATTTCAGTAAATTTAGAAATGTTTGGATCTTCTCTAAACTCTTGTGAAATTGAATCTTTCCAAGTTGAAGGTGTTGAATTATTTGTTGTTGCTATAGTTGGTGCAACTGGTTCTGTAGTTTGTGTTGTCTCTGCTACAGGCTCAGTTGTTTGAGTTGTCTGTTCTTCTGACATATTTATTTATCCTTATTTGTTTGAAGCATTTGTTTAATAAATAGAAGGATGCTTCGTTGACCCTCCATATATGCACTCTCATGACTATCACCTTTAACATTGGTAGTAGAATGATAATGACATCTTTTTTCTAAATCAGATAAAACTTCCTTACCTTCATCTGATGTAAAAATATGTTTATAATTTTCTTGTAGTTTTTTTATATAAGCGTGTACTGCTTTCTCATCTTGCATATCTATCCTTTTGTTTTTTTATTATTCTTCAACTTCAGCATTAGCTAGTGCTTGTGCTTCTTCTGGTAATGCTTTTGCCATTGGTGCAGCAGCTCCAGCAGATTCAGCAACTTGTTGCATTTGTGCCATTTGTTGTTGTTGTGCTTGTTGTTGTTGATCTTGTTCTCTTTTAGCTTGAACTTCGTTTTGAGTTTTTAAAACTTTTTGTGGAACACCTACAACATCCATTAAATGTTTAACAAGTTTATCCATATTAACATGATCAAATACTGGAGCAACATTTGATAGTGATCCTAATATTTCTATACCTCTCATAATAGATTGTAGCTCTGCAGATTTTTGTGCTTTAGCTAATGGAGATACATATTCAATTTCTATATCTTGACCAGATAAAAAGTCTGGTGCTGGTCTAAATAAATTTTTTCTAAGTAGTAATGCAAAAGTTCTATCGATTAATGGTTTTAGTAATTCTGATTGTAGTCTACCTAATACTGGACCAAGTAGTCTCATCTTTTCTTCATTTCTTTGGATAACTTCTGTAGCTGTCATCTGTGGACCATTTTGCATCATCAATTGATTTACATAAAAAGCATTTCTAATTGAATCTCTTCTTTGCTCTTCCATGTTTAAACCTAGTGGAGTATTTGCTCCAATGTTTAATGGTTCAATTCTATCTCTAGTTCCTGCTCTGTAGAAATTTAATCCACCAGGAACAGTTCTTACTGGTAAAATAAATCCATCATCTGGAACAAGTAGTGGTGGGTCAACTTGTTTTTGTGCAGACTTGATTGTAGTCTTAGACATTTCATTTAGCATTTTAACGTCTGGCAAAGCTGTCATTGCTGGAGATCTACCATAAATTTCGTGTGATGCTTTTAAGTATCTTGGTACTACAAAAGGAAATTCTTTAAATCCAGATACAGATAATTCATCACCTGTTCCTGCTTCTAAGTAAACAGATTCAAAAGGCATATTAGCTTTATCTTGTTTCTTAGGATTAAAATCAGATCTTGGATATATTGCGTGAAGTATTTCTATTTCTTCATAAGGATCTTTTCTGTTTACAGTTACAATGTTATCAGAAACATTAGCACCAAATTTTTGTATTGCAGCTCTAGCTGTTAATTTAAACTTTCTAAAAATAGTATCAATTCTACCTTTGTCATTTTCTGAAATATACATTTCATTAATGTGTCTTGTAGAATATTTTAATGTATCTTCATCATCTTCTTCAATAAACATTGCTGCAGTACCAAATGTAATTAGATCATGATACAGTTCAAATATTTCTTGTTGGAAATTAGATTTGTTAATTGCGTTGTACATAACTTCAGTAGCATCTTCCAACCAAGCTTTTGCTTCATCGTTATCTTCAAAATCTCCACCTTTAAATCTTAATGAGAACCAAGTAGTAGCAGGGTTTGTTAACATACCATGAAGTGAAGCAGCTAATAGTTCTACTGCTTGTAATGGTGATGAATCAAAAATAAGTTCTGTTCTTTTATCACCTTTAGATCTTGTTTTAGTAACATCAGCTTTTCTTGGTTGCATATAGTCTGCAACTTCTTGCCAATGACTTTCCCAATTCTGTCTGTTAGATTTTAATCTATCAAATCTTTTTAATAATGTTTTTGCTAAATCTGTTTGCATATTATCCTAATAAAGTTTTATTACTTAATGTTAAACCTTCATTACTTAAACCT